CGTAAGGCAACGCTTTGTTGATACCCCACTGCTGCGGCTCCCATAACGGGAATCGACACTTGCGCCCAAGCAAAGTACGGATAGCCCCGCCAGATGCGGGATGCTCGATTTTTTTCTGAACGGCGTTGATCGTGCCCCGTAAAAACGGGACCTTCTCGTGAAACTCGTTGATCAGCTCAGAAGCTGACTCTAGGTCCATGTCCAACGAGGCGGCTAATTTGGCTTTTCCCATTCCGTACATCAGGCCCAATCCGATTATTTTGGCCTCTTTTCGGCTAACTGCCTCACTCCCCGCCATATCCGCAACCATTTGATGAAAATCGGTGTCAGGATCGTCGTGATAAGCCTGTACCATTTTGTCAGCACCGTTGAGATTCAACAGGTTGGCATAGTGCAACAGAAGCCTTGGCTCCTGCGAACTGAAATCATTAGCTGCCCACAGCTCCTCCTCTTCAGGAAGAAAAAGCCCTCGGACCATAGGCCCTATGACCGGATGCCTCGCCGGTACTTGCTGGAGATTTGGCTGGGCAAAACTAAGGCGGCCCGTCCGTGTGCCGCCAAAATCTCCCCGTAGCTGATTGATGTGAGAGTGAACACGCCCGTCAGCCTCCGAAAAATCAAGATAGGGCTTGAGAAAAGTGTTGTGGGTCTTGTTGACCTCCCGCGCCTCTACTATTTTGCGCGCTAGATCATGCTCACATCCTTCCAAAAAACTCTTGGTAAAACTGGGCGCACCTTTGTCGGTTTTTGGGTAGTCCAGACCCACCGCGTCAAAAGCCTTGGAGATGCTTGCCGCCGCCCAAATATCGACGGGCGTGCCAGAGGTCTTGCGAATCTGCTGCACAAGGGCTTTCTCCCGCTTTTGCAGCTCATCAATAAGCTGCTCGGCTTTCGCTCTGTCAAAGCGTATGCCCTTGTAAGTTATGCCCACCAACACAGGCAGCAGATCACGCTCTAGCTCAAAAATGCTTTCAACCTCCTCCTGCCGCAGAAGCACCTGTAAATGATGCCAAAGCTTCAATGTGAGGGCAGCATCCTGCTCACCGTATTTACCCACGAAATTCGCAGGAAGTTTCCAAAGCTCCTTTTTAGCGTGAATATTCCAATCTGCGGCTGCCTGTTTCAAAGCCTCCTCGGACTTCACTTCTTTGAGCATGTCAAATCCAAGGGAGTTCAGCGCATAGCTGAATCGGTTCTCATCCACCAAGCCAGCAGCTATCATCGTGTCGATGATCTGCCCCTTAACCTCAAAGCCCGACGCCAAAAGCCACCCAAGATCGTAGGCCGCGTTGTGCATAACCTTATCCGATGGCAGTAGCAAGATTTCCTGCACCCACGTCTCAACCATCTTCTTGTCAAGATTGCCGCCGCCTTCGTGTGCAATGGGGTAATACCCGCACCACCCGTCCACAGCAACGGCATAGCCGACAATGAAGCCATCTTTTCTTGGCCAGCCGGGTCCGAATTGATCCATGTTTGGATCGCAAGTTTCTAAATCAATAGCGATTTCCGTAGCTTCTGATAAGTCAGGAAAACCAGTAGGGGGCAGCCACTCGCTGCTGGGAGGGAACAAATTGCTCAAAACAAACTCTCCTGAGTCATCAACGGTAAAATGTCAAAGCATTCATATCTTTTTGTTTCACCCTTTGGAAAAGGTTGCGGAGAATATTTCAGATACTTTCTTAGACGTTTGTTCCCAAAATAAATGTAACGATGCTTTAGCTGTGGCGCTCTAGTTTTAATGTTGTTTTCTTTGGCGTATTTGCTTGGTGCGCTTATCCCTCTGTTGGTTAAAACTTTGGCATGAACCCATTGGTTATCAATCCAATATTCTTTATCGTGAGATTTTGCCGCTCCACAATAAATAAAGTTTGTTGCTTGATATACATAACCAATATGGCCCATTGCGCCATCAGCGTAACTAACAACAGCCCAATCTTTAAGTTGCCGCAAACTTCTTCCAACAAGGAAAGAAGCCGCATTTTTTGGCGCTCTTTCATTGACGCATAGCCTGTTAAGCTCAATGACTTCTTTACGATGCTCTTCGCCTAAGAATCCTCGACCAACCTGTGGAGAGGGAGGCATACCAAAAGTAATAATTCCATCTAACTCGTTGCCCACAAATAAGCCAAAGCAAAACATCCTTTGACATTTTCTTTTTGCATAATGTTTCGATAGCAACCACTCATCAGTGACGCTGCTATCGACTTGTTTTACTCGCATAGAGTTCAAAACCTAAATCCTCTTTCTTCTTTCTGGGGTCGCACAATATGCAAACTTTGCCTTGTGCGCGTTACGCCTACATAAAGCAGACGATTTAAGCTATCGGCATTTCTACTGTATTCTTTTGCAAACTTTGGTGAAAGGTCCGTGAGCAGCAGCACATTGTCAGCCTCCCCTCCTTTCGCCCCGTGAATCGTGGACAACTGAATAGGGGCTTTGGCACTGAGTTTGGTTCCGCGTCGCAGCACAGCCACAAGATAATCACGCTTGTCCTCGCCAATCTTGCCTAGCGCCTCGTGCCAGATCGCATCTGTCTCTAGCCCGTAATTCTCCTTTAATTCGTTCATTGAAAACAAACCTTCAGGGTCTGCCTTCTTCAATCCCCTGTGGCCACGCTTGACCATCCCCACACCCAGATACTTATATATGGGTTTCAGCACGCTAAAATTCACCTCTTGACCAGCCCGTAGCCGTTCCCAACCAACCACAGCAGTCAAAATAGTGTCCGACACGCTTTTGTGCCCGTGACGCTCGAATAATAATCCTTGGCTCTTGATCCAATGGTGCAGGTCATTGAGCATATAGTTTGTGCTGGCCATGATGAGCCATTCACCGCTACTTATATCCACCTGCTGATAGTCGTTATAGTAGCTAATCTCGCCGCCTTCCGTGCGGGGCGCCCATGCTTTGGGCTGCCGCTTCTGGATTCGTTGCACAATCTTGTCCGCAAGAAAGTGGACCTTGGACGGCACTCGATAACTTTGATTGAGTATCTTGGTCTCTCCCTCGCACCCTAAAAAGCTTTCTACATCAGCCCCCGCCCAGACATATACCGCTTGGTCATCATCGCCTCCGATAATAGTCTTTTCGCTGCGTTCTGACAAGGACATAACAAGTTTCCACTGAAGTAAACTCAGGTCTTGCGCTTCATCAATGATCAAAGCTCGGAGGGTCGGGAGTCGCTCAGGCTGTTGCACAATCTGCTCAAGCAGGTCCGTGAAATCCATCAACATCTTGGCTTCTTTAAATTTACGATAACTTCGCTCAATGTACTCAAAATGGAACCACTCAATGTCCAAGGCACTCTGATTATAATGCGTATGCAAATCCGTGCCGCGAATACGCGCAATATTGATCTCGTTCATAATCGCGTTGTCTGCTCGGACGACAAACTCCTCGCCGTCAGTGCTCGTGTTTACCTCTAGCCCCACGCTTTTGGCGAACTCGGCGTAATCCTGTGGAGTCAGCATATCCTTGTTCTCAACCCCTAAACAAAAGTAGGCGAGGCTGTGCAGTGTCCTGAACCACGGGAAATCTATGTCTGCGCTCAGATGGGGAAACTTCTTGATAGCCCTGTCGCGCGCTTCGTGGGCCGCTTTTCGCGTAAACGCAAAATAGCCAATGTCCAAGGAGGGAACGTCTTGTTGAAGTTCTTTTTCAACAGCGTCCAATAGATAAGTCGTCTTCCCAGAGCCGGGTGGACCAAAAACTTTGGTAATCATCAGAAAGGCACGTCGTCGTATTGGGTAGGAGAATCAAACGTAGTGTCCTGCTTTTCAAAGACAGGCATCTTCCATAACCGTGTCGTGCGTCCCTTGAGAGAAAGACTGGTAGGAACAGCGCCCATATCACGCAACCGTTGAGAGATTTTTGGCAGGGACAGGCCCGAAAAGTTACTGCGTTTCAAATGTGCCTCTAGGTCCTTGATCCTAAAAAAGACCTCGCCGTTTTCTTCGTCCGTCCACACTCGTCCAAGAAGAATCTCCTCGCGCTCAATGCCTTGCTGCAAGTGAGTGGTAAACTCCTCCACCAAATCCATAAATCGTCCTGAGATTTTCGTATCTTCACTGGCCTCGGTAATCTGCTCCAGTTCAACCATCTCCGTCAAAAGCTCATTAATCAATGACTCCCAGTCGGGCTTTTTCATGGTAGGAGGCAATACGTTAAGCCTCTCCATACATGCACGTTGAAAGTTCAGTTGGTTGAAAAGGTTGTCCGTTTCTAGCTCTACCCGCTTACCGTTCACGTCCAAGAACCATAAGGGCGGCTCCGAGTTGTACTTGCTCAGTGAAGCAAGCTGGGGAGAGTCAGGCCCATCCCCGCCTATGCCGTGCTTTCGTGCGCGGCATAAACTGCTGTTGCAGAAAGACTTGATAGGCTCGTCTTTGCACTTATATTTGTATTCCTTTTTTTGAAGCTGTTGAGAGATAACCTGCAACTCCTGTATACCGAGGGGAGGCTGAAAGAACTTCATGTTGAATTCTAATAGCTTGTCTTCCCATTTTTCGGGGAAAGCTTTTTTCAAAAAAATGCCTAATGAAAACAGGCCGTTGTTGCGCGTGCCTTCTGGAAAGCCCTGCGCGCAGAGGGCCTGTAAACAGGGAGGGCCGTCCTTCAGCGGATCGTTCTCCACCTTTTTCTTTTTAGGGGGCTTGAGCGTCTCCTGTACGTTGTCCTCATAAAGCTTGAAAAACTCCTCAAGCGTAGCAGCCGTCCCATCAGGATTTAGAGCATAGCGTAAGGTTTTTCCGTTAGAAGCCCCGTGGAATGGCAGGTTTAGGAAATTTCCGGTATCACCGCGTTTTACTAGGATTTCACTTTGCTTGGGAAAAATCTCCCTGCCACTTTGTCCCAACAAAGCAGCACACGCATTAAGGTATTTTTGCATGTCAATCGCAGGCACAGGCTTTTTTGTGAAGGCGTACACATGCGCTCCTCCCGATTTACTGCGGAAGGTCACGAGAGGCAACTCTAATTTTTTTACCTTTTCAACCAACTCCTGAAGGTCGAGCGGGTACTGGTCCACGTCGATTGCTCCCCACGTGCAAGAATTGTCTTCACGTATGGGAATGATGCCCAATGACGGCTCATCGCCGTCCAAATGCTTTTTCCAAAGATCATCCGTAGGCGGTTTTCTGACCACAAAACCTTTGCCGATTTGTTTATTCTTTTCGTTAGTGCCTTCAATTTTGTACGTGCCATAAGCACAATCGAGACCCCAAAAAATTTCTTTGAATCTGGACAGGAAATCCATTCTTCTTTCTCGTTGTTAAAAGCGTCGGGGCGAAAGCCCCGACGTAAGTTTTTAGAAAAGATCGTGAGTCTCCCCGTCCGCGCCCTTGTCGTCGCTTTCGTGTTTGACATCAACCTCACCATCTTTGATACTTGCGTGGAATGCTTTGGCTGCTTCGTACACCGCTGCACTTTCGACAGCGCCTACGCGCACAATATCCCATCCATGCCACTTACCTCTGTCATTGGACTCGCTCGTCGTTGTGAGACGATAAATCTGCGAGTACATCGGAGGGGTAAACATTTTTCCACCACTTCCTTTCATCTTCACCGATACCATCATTGAGTTCCACTTCCTCGACTTTTTAAGTTGAGTCGATTTCATGCTAATCAACGCAGGCTCCGGTGTGCGGTCATCTGAAACGATTAACACGTAATGGTTGGCAGTTGCTTCAATATAATTACCGTTTTCTAAGTAATCCTTGTAGTCGCCCGGTTCCTTGTGTGTTTTGCTCAGGATGTCCGACGTTGCAGGGTAGATGTTTACAGGTGCGCCTGTGCCTCCTCCACGGGGCGCCCACTCAATATATTGACGAACATATTGACAGGGAATTACAAGCACACCTTCATCGCCTGCAAACAACTCGTTTGTTGCTGTGTTAAAAATCATGCCGGGTTGAGCACCCTGAACCTCTCCAATCTGTGGTGACATGTTGGTGAGTAGACGCAAAAATGGCAGCGCCATATCCTCCGTTGTCATCCCATCAAAAGTGGTGCTGTCCTGCTCAAATGTATTGGTTAATTCAACCACCGCATTTTCTTTTTTCTCAGCTACTTTTTTCTTTTCTGTCATATCTTTATACCTTTTTCATTATGATTTTATCGTTGCTTTCTTTCCAATGAACACGCCAAACAAGTCTGTCGGTAGTTCCGCGCCTCGTTCAACCTGCTCACGAACCCAACCTTTTAACGACATGGGTTCGATCTTCTCAGCTTGCTCGGCGGGATAGCCTTGCTCACCAAGGAGATTAATAAGACGAGAACAAAGCTCGTCTTCGCCTCTGCTAAATCTCACAGAGACAGTGTTCTTTATGAGATCGTCCATCTTGTGATCTCGCAACCATTGAAAAGCCTCGGCCTTTCTCGCCGCAGGAATACTGGCCGAGTAAAAAGGTTTAACCTCCACGCGGCTTCCATCTTCCATGATGAAGCTTTGCATACCAAGCTCATGGAGAGCTTCCGGTATTGTTTCCTCCGTCAATTTTTTTAGTTGATTTCTTCTTTCTTTAACAACTGCGTCCAGTTCATCGACCTCGGCTTGCAGTTCTTTAGCTTTTTTTGCAAGAGCACTAACGCCCTTGATGTCTTCATCTTTCAGTTGTAACGCCTCTGCGTCCTTTTCAAAATCAAGCATCCTCGACATCTCCTCTATTGAACAAGTCAATTTGAATTGGTATATAACGACGTTCCTGCTTGTCCCATTTCAGACACTTAAATCTACCGTGGTTTTTACTGGCCGCTACCGTTGCCATAATTGCAATCGCAGTAGGGTCGCCAATAAATAACAAATAGTCATCATCGCTAAAGGTTTCCAATGATCTTTTGACTCGCGCAACAGTCGGACCCGACGAAAAAATAACTTGCGCTTGAGACGGAGGTAATACAACCTCAATTTCACCGTACTCTAAAGCTGGAGCAATGTTATGCTTACCAGTTTCAGACACGACGTACACTTTACCCATTTCATTCTCCTTTCTCTTAATGGTTCGAGTAGTGTACAATAGTCAGCTAGAAACACAATAGAAAGAAGAAATAAAATGGAAAATAAATTTTTACAGACCTATCGGTTTAAAAACGAACCGTATGATCATCAACGTGCGTATCTGCAAAGATTTTGGCGTAAGCCTGTTGCTGCGTTATTTGCAGACATGGGTACAGGCAAAAGTTTCATGGTGATTAACAACCTCTCAATGCTCTATGATCGTGGAGCCATAAACAGTGCCTTGATCATCGCACCTAAAGGTGTCTATCGTAATTGGGTGAACCTTGAATTGCCTAAGCATTTACCTGAGCACATTCTACACAGGACAGCCCTATGGCTACCTGCACCGCGCAAAGCTGAAAAAGCAAAACTTGAATCCTTGTGGGAGGTGACTGAAGACCTCAAAATCTTGGTGATGAACATTGAAGCTTTAAGCACGCCCAAGGGGGTTGAGTATGCCACTCGTTTTGTCAGGAGCACCAATTGTTTTATGGCGATTGATGAATCGACCACGATCAAAACGCCCACTGCTAAACGTGCCAAGAACGCGGTTAAGGTAGGGAAAGAGGCGCGTTTTAAAAGAATAATGACGGGTAGCCCTGTAACCCGTTCACCGCTGGATTTGTTTCAACAATGCGACTTCCTGCATCCTGAGTGTCTCAACTCCACCAGCTATTATGCCTTTCGCGCTCGGTACGCTGTGATGGTAGAAAAGAATATGGGTTCGCACAGTTTTAAGAAGGTTGTCGGATACCGTAAGTTGGACGAACTTAAAGAAAAGCTGGACCGCTTCAGCTACCGCATACGCAAGGATCAATGTCTTGATCTGCCTGAAAAGGTGTATATAAAGAGGGAAGTGCCTCTCACAAAGGAGCAAGAGAAAGCGTATAGCGAGATGAAGACGATGGCTCTTGCGTTACTCAAAGACGGCATGGTGACAACCGTCAATGCTTTGACGCAATTGATGAGACTGCACCAGATAGTCTGCGGACACGTCAAACTGGACGATGACCGCGTAGTCTCTGTCCCTAGCAAACGTATAGAGGAACTGCTCTCCGTGATAGAAGAGGCTTCTGACAAGGTAATTATATGGGCAAACTACCGTCATGATATTGACGCCATAAAATTGGCACTTCAAAAGGAGTACGGCATGAGTGCCGTGGGAACCTACTACGGAGACACGGATGACGACGAGAGAGCACGAGTGGTGAAGGAATTTCAGGACCCAGAAAGTGAGCTGCGGTTCTTTGTTGGCAATCCACGCACGGGAGGTTATGGCCTCACGCTTACCGCTGCTGACACGGTGGTATATTACAGCAATAGCTTTGACCTTGAAGTCCGGCTGCAATCGGAAGACCGTGCTCACCGCATCGGACAGACTCGTTCAGTGACTTATGTTGACCTCATCTCCCCTGATACGGTTGATGAAAAAATTGTTAAAGCCTTACGGGGCAAAATTGATATTGCCAATCAAGTGTTAGGCGAGGAGCTGAAACAATGGTTGATCTGATACCTCTGCGTAAAAAGTTTACTTATGTCTCTCTCCGGCAGAATGACACTCCAGAAGGTCGTCACTACGTCTATGGAGAACAAAAGCTGCCAAGTGTTACTACCATATTGTCCGCTACAAAAGAGGATAGAGAGGCCCTTGATGCGTGGATCGAGAGGGTTGGTCAGGAGGAAGCGGACCGAATCAAGAATGAGGCTGCTGCTGTGGGCACTCACATGCACAACGTAATTGAGAGGATGGTGGCCTATCGGGATTTACCAAGACCTACCAATTGGCAAATGGTCAAAGGCTATGAAATGGGCTACCGCTTAATCAACCGATACTTTCAAAACATAAATGAGATTTGGGGCAGTGAGGTGTCGCTCTATTACCCTGAGAAATATGCAGGGACTACTGATTTAGTCGGCGTGTACCGAGACAAACCTGCGATTATTGATTTTAAACAATCTAACAGACCAAAGAAACGGCAGTGGATTAATGATTACTTTTGTCAACTTGCCGCCTACGCGCTTGCACACGATGAACTGCACGGAACCCAGATCGACAACGCCGTTATCCTTATGGCAGTGAGGGACGGAAGCACGGATGAGTTTTCTACGGCAGGCAGAGAGTTTCAAAAGTATAAAGACACTTGGCTGCGACGAGTAGACGAGTTTCACAAAAGCCAAAAATAACTTTTTAAAAAAATTTACCCCGCATGAACACTGGCCTACGATAGTGCCGCGTGTCTTTTTATTGAGGTTTTGAGTCTATTTTTCTCGGTGTCAAGCTTTTTTTTCGTGTGATGAACACTGGCCTGTAGAGCATATTTTCTGTTTTTTTCTGGGTTTTGTAAAAAATGCAAAAACCCATTTGGTATAATACGCATGTACTTTGATTGTACAGTTCTTTAACAATACAGGAGAAAGAAATGAATAAATCAGAATGGTTTATTAAGAACCCAACTGTTCGCAAAGTTAGAAACAGAGGATGGAGACCCGTGTGGTATCACAGTGACTTTGGGAATAGCGCAGGTTGGATTTATAAGGAAGGCAGTAAATGGTTATATTTTTACTCGCCCAGTCTGGGCAGAAAGAGATTACCAAAGAATGCCAAACTTACAACCATAGAAAAGAAAGGAGAAAGTAAATGAGTTATAAGATTTATCCAGCAGGCAAAGGGCTTTTGCTTAAAGAGTCAAAAGGTCGAACCAAATGTGATGTGCGAATTTGTTTCGCTATTGAATGGTACGAACTAGAGGAAGACGCTGAGTTAGCTGATAAGATAACTCGTAGAGCAGGCAATTGCTACAATGGCGGGTGGTTTCATGGGACACCTTGTGGCAGAGACAGAGGTTGGGATCATACGGACGACGATGGAACCAAGTGGTATGCCGTAACTTTCTAGCCAAAAGGAAACAGCGAGTCGTACATCTCTCGACTCGTTGGTCCGGCTGGCCCTTGAGCCACGGGTGGGGGAGCAGGTGTTCCTCCACCTAATGCTGGTACACCGCGAGTGGGAGGCGCGACGTTTGCTTGAGGTGGAGGAACAGTGACCTCAACTTCCTCTGATTCTTCTATTTCTGGAGTCGAACCAAAACCAACCCCGCCCCCTAAGATCAAACGATCAAGAGTGCTAGGTGTTCGAGTCACCACTCCTTCAATTGCAGATCGTGCCCTTGGTTCTGCGTAAAGTCTACGCACACCTACTTGCCCAAAAAACTGGCCAGCTAATCTTCCCACATCCGTAGCGCCCATTGACCTAAACAAGTTGCCTAATAAGCTTCCAATAGCCGCTCCTGAATTAGATCGGTTCTTTTCCGTGGTGGTCATTCGGGTAACCGTGTCCGCTAAAGAATTAATCATTTTCATTTCTTCAGGGGAAAACAAAGTGGTCAACAGCCTTGGATTGCTGTTTCTGGCAGAACGCCACTCTCTGGCAAACTTATTTGCAACCTTACCCGTCGCATTAGATGAAATTCCATCAGCCAACATCATAAAAGCTTCTTGCCGCAACAGGTCAAACTCTACCGCTGGAAGTTGTTCTTTAAGAGTACGAACTATCCTCACAGCCTCCGGCTTGTTAATTAATCCAGAGAAAGTAGACCCTAGTATTGCTTTTGCTGCTGCTTCGGGAGCAACGCTTAAAACTACAGGTCCGTCCATGACCTCCTGCTTGGTCAACTTATTGAGAATGCCTCCGCGACTTTCCCACAAGTTTTTGTATTGTCTATAGTTCTTTATGGCATTTGCCCAAAGTCCTACCAACTCATTGTCTCCATACAATAAGTTTTGTTCAGCCATGTCGTATAGTTTTTGATCTAATTGCTGCACTGCTTCACGCGCAGCCCTACCGTCAGAACTTATATTTGCAGCTTGATTACTAAGCTGTGTCCGAATTGCTTGTATGTCATCAAGAGAAGCACCGTTTTTAAATGCCTCATCCAAATCATCTAATATGCCATAGGTAACGGGCGCAGACCGTTCGTTAAAATTTCTTCTCAATGAGCCTGTTATTTCTTCGCCGTAACTAGATGCCGTTTGTGGATCAAGGTACGCTGCTCCGGCCTGTCTTGCATTTGTATAAAGATCATCAGCCCTTTCTTTTGCTGCTTGTCTAGCTGAAACAAGTGCCTGTTGAACTTGTTGTCCACCCTCTCCTCTTCCTACAACAGGACCGCCCCCAGCAATGATACGTTGCATCTCGTCGATGTTTCCTTGAACAGCTTTTTCCTGAGCCTCCATCGCCTGAACAACAATAGTCTTGGCCTCCTCTCCATAAACACCCTTAGAGGCAAGGTCCTCAAACAGTTGTTGTTCCATGTCGCCGCTTATTTGGCCCTTGGTCAACGTTACGGGGACAGGCAGTCCTTGCGCTTTCATTTGAGCAAGTGCTTCGTCGGGTATGCCTCCCTGCCTAATAAGTCTTTCCAAATCAGCGTACACATTGACTTGTACTTCTTCAGGATCAAGGCCCACGCTTTTAAGATAAGTCACTGCTTCTGGCGTTAGTTCAGCGTTTCTATCTATAACTCTAGCAGGGCTTTCCGCAAACATATCTGCTATTTTGCCGCCTATGCCTTTAAAGAATCTTCCTAAACCATAAAAAGCCGACCCCCAAACACCTCCTTCTGCTATGGGCCGAGGAGAGATAGATTCTCCTGCTGAAGTAGCCGAGGCTACTTCTCCCACAGCACCTTCAGTTGCTGCGGTTCCTGCCACCCTTAGACCAAAGGTTGTAGGAACACCTAGAGCCGCAAGACCTGTCTCAACCGCTGGAGCCATCGCTGTAACACCAGCTAATTGAGTAGCAGTGGGTATATCTAGTCCTCTTGGGTTAGGGTAAAAAGATTTGTACCCCAACATTTTGCCTTGATCATCCTTTACAGGGACATTGGCAATAACGTTACCAAATTCGTCTTTTAAAGTTTGAGCGTTGGGTATTATCTCAACAATACCAGCAGCTAGTCTGTCAGGATCAAGCGTTGTGCCTATCAAGGTCATCATACGGGCGCTATCTGTTGCTGACAGATTTAGGTCACGGACCCCAATTCCTTGGCCCATGATAGGTAGATTGGGATAACTTACTTTCGCGCCACGGGTCCAATCGGCAATATCTCGACCAATGTTCCCAACCGCGCCTGCAATTTTTTCGCCTGTATTAACAATTTTTGCTGTTAGAGATTCGGGTTCTTGGCCTGTAACTATTTCAAGGCCACGATCAGACACATCGCTTAATCTGCCTTGCGTAAGTGCATCAAGATCAGAATCAGAAAATCGAGTCCAATCAACAGTAACCTCTGTGTTTTCTGACATAATTAACCTCTAGCTGTTGCTCGTCGTCTTTCCAATTCTTTAAACGCTCCTTCTAAATCTATATCTAAATTAGGCGTTTCAGGCAAATCAGGCATTGTTACCTGTGGAGCAGTAGGTATTTCAAATGGTCTTTTCTCCCGTCCAGAAAACTCAAAATATTGATCTAAATCGCCTCTGTTTACTCTGTCGTTGTAAAGCTGTATAGCTGACACTTCACGTTGTCTACGTTGTTCCGTCATTCGTATTAAAGTGTCTTTGGTGAGTGCTCTAGTACCTGTCAGCACCTCTCTTAAAAATTCTCTCTCTGCGGGAGTATCAAGACCTCTTGCGCCTATGCCTAATGCGCCTATCTGTGAGAAGACCTCAGAGCCTAATAGCGCATCTAAATACTGATCTTGTGTAGCTCGATTAGCAGCGTCGGGATCATTCAAAAACTGCCCTTTCAAGCGATCAATGGTGGTGAAGAACTGCGCGCCAACTCCGGTGTTTATGTCTTGTGTAGCAATTTGATTAAGGGTCTGATCAATTTTAGCTATGTTTGTCACAGCTTTTTGCGCGGCGTCAGCTACTTTTTGATCATCCTCTGCTACAAATTTGGCTATTGCATCGGCATAAGTTTGTCCTGAATTTATTGTAATACTATCCCCCGCAGAACCCGGCGCGTATAATTTACCTTCTGCATCTACTTGCCACGGACGATCTACATCAAGTTCCCTTTCTACTTTTTCTTCTCTAGTAAGAGATCGAAAAGATTTAGTTTTAGCAATATCGGCTAAAAGATCTTGTTGTTGTTCAGCCAAAGCTAGGTTAGCTGCACGCGCAGTAGCCTGTTCAGCCTGTGCTCCCTGCAAGGCCGCGAGTCGTGCTGCTTGTTCTCCTTTTCTTAGATTAGCCGCAGATGCCCCTATCTTGGCAGGTAAGGCACTTGTTGCCTGTGCCAATCTTGCCAGAGGAGAGCCGCGCAAAGCTTCGCCCTGCGGACCTACGTTCCCTGCAAAACCAAAAGCTGCTTGCCCTATGTCAAACAACATCTGAGCACGGGCAGCATCTCTGTCACCCATGTTTAATAACTCTGCATATTGAGGAGTAAGTTCCGTGGTCCTCGACATAAGGTCCGGCACAGTAACAGGTTGTTGTCTAAGCAAGTTTGCTGTCGCTAATTTAGCCGCATTAACTATGTCTTGAGGGTAGGCCGCATAAGCCGTATCAATCGGAGTAACGCCCTCTTCGCCGCTACCGTCTTGAAAATTTTGAACAATGCCTCCATCAGCCATGCCCATTGGTAATGCACCAATGCCTGCCGCTCCTTGTTGGGCTTGAGGAGGAACAGGAGCAGGCGCAGGCATGGGCATCGGCATAACTGTTTCTGACATGGTGGCCTCCTCCATAACAGGCAATCCACCTACGCCTTGTTGCGCTAGGACTGGCTGTAACAGAGCCAACACGTCATCAGGTGTTTCTGCTGCGGCAGAAAACCCCACTAAATCTGCAAGTTCTTCGCGTCGCGCATCAACAGAACGATAGTCTCCGCGCAAGTTATTCATTAGTATCTCAGGAGAATCGACCTTTCTGTCCATGACTTTAGCCATGTCTTGATCACCGTCTCCTCCGGCTTCTGCCTCGGCAATCTCGTCCATAAGCTCTTCAATGTCATCCATAAAGCCGTGCATGATGCCAACATTTTCGATTTCGCTATCTTCAACCATTTGTTTTTTAGCCATGTTATCCACCAAAAAGTCCGGCTTGTTTTGCTCCAGCAACCGTTGCCAAAGTGCCCACGCCCAGTCCCGCTGCTGTTTGCAGTGGAGATGCGGTAGGAGCACTTTGCGCCGTCATTGCCATTTGTGTGGAAGGCGCACCACGGTAAATGTCCGATACAAAGCCCAGTTGTTGATAAGGAGCCATTGTCTCCTGCAACTGAGTTGCACGCATTGCGTCGAGTTGCGCTTGTGCATTCTGTCGCTCTAAACCACCTAGTCCTGCCAACATTCCAACATCGGCTGCACCTAGTTGCTGTGAGGCTTGGCCCAAGGCTCCAAACTGAGTACCAAGAGCACCCATTTGTGAACCGAGTCCTCCAAGAGCCTGTGCCTTGGAAAGGTCTATACCTGCCTGTTGAGCGGTCAAACCACCTATACCTTGTGCAAGGTTGGCAAACTGCATTCCTGCCTGCCCTAACGCTTGCCCTCCGGCCAGTTGTCTGCCTTGTTGTGCCTCAAAAGCATTCTGCGCGGCTTGTTGTGCTTGCAAATAGTTCTGTGCGTAATCCTGCATGATTCTCTGGGTCATCAAGTCCTGCACACCTCGGTCAAACTCTGCTCTTTGAACACCTTCCCGCGTGCCTCCAAAGGCTCCAGAAGCTACAGCCTGAGCAGCATTTTGATTACGAGTCATGTCTGCTTGTCGGCGCATTTCCTTCAACGCGCCTCGCGTTACTTCCTGTTGATAAGGGTTCATAAAGGACGCTGCACCACTTGGATCGTAGCTTCGAGCTGATCCTAAAATACCGCCTATGCCCTGCCCCAATACAGGAGCTGCACGAGCAAGCATGTTTTGTGCGCTTTGGAATTGAGGAGCCGTTTGAACTGCTCCTGCGGACAATGCCCCACGCTGAGTGAGGTCCATTCCTTGAGTAATGCCTTGAGAGCCTGCTTGTAGGTAGGGTTCAAAAGAACCTACGCCCTGCCTTGCAAGGTCTAACGCCTGTTGTTCACCTAAAGAAAGACCCGCTGCTTCAACAGCAGGGAGTCCCATAGGGGTTTGATACAGTCTTTGTGCTTCTTGCAAAAGACCAAGTTTATAGGCTTCTACCTCTGGGGCTTCACGCACATATTGCGTGGTGTATGTCATATTGTCAGACATTGCTGCGACCCTCCAGTTTTCTCATAAGAGCGTACATTCTTTTTGCCCCTTTGCGCCGTGATCCGTCGCCCATGTTTCTCACAGCCTTAGCCGTAAATACAAATTCGCCGTCACTGAGCATCGCTGGAATATCGTCAGACGTTCCAGTTCCCGGCCCATTGATAGCTCCGTTCTTTCTTGGAAACTTTGCTGTGCCGCCTTTCGCATACCCGTAAGGGTTATAGCCTGACGACGTTAATGTGTTGACTCCACCAAAATTCAAACCATAAAGGTTGGGGTATTGTCGTAATAGTTCCATACCGGGGCTTTTGCCTGCCGCCATATCCTCAAAGCCCGGTGGAGGTTCTGCTTCCTCGCCACCAAGACCGCCTGTAAGAGCAAGTCCACCTATGCCCACTGCTGCGAGAGGACCATACGTTTGTAAAAAATTAGGTGCTGCTCCAGCTATGGCTGCATTTTTAGCAGCAACAGCTTCTGTTAAAGCAGTAGAAAAACCCTCAGTGCCTTGTGTAATTCCCGCATCTGCAAAAGTAGCTAAAGTATCGTCAAAAGCCTGTTGCCCTAGCACCTCTGCTTTTGCAGCGGCTGTATCCTTAATACGACCCGGCAAAATCTTGTCCAATCCTCTTTGAAATAAATTTCTATCTGGGACAATCTTTCCAACACTTTCTTCAACAGCTTTTCTGGTCAGGTCACCGCCTACTTGGTTAGTCAGATCAACAGGTAAACTGGCTACACCCGCATCAGCAGCACCTGTGCCTGCTTCATAAAACCTAAAAGGACTGCTTAAAGTCTGACCCGGATCTGTTTGCATAGCGAGTTTAGTCGCTTCATTTAATCCCGTTAATGGTGGATTAGCAGGCAATTGAGAGGTAGGCATCAACGAGGTCCTACCAATTTCCGCGCTTGGTGACGCTGGAATGCCCGAATCAACCAATATAGGGTCAACCGCATCAGTCACGGTTTCTGTAGCAATATCAGCGGCCTGTGACCCTACGTCCTCAAGACCTGTGTCTAGGGCAGGTGCTTCTGTGCCTCCTCCCCCAGTGATAAAATCTTTTGCTTTCTGTAACTGGCCTCCAACAGTGGTAGGTCCAGTGTAGCTTCCCGCTTGAAACGCTTCAGCACCACCAAAGATGCCTGCGCCTGCGCCTCCTGCCAAACCGCCAATAGCACCTGCTTTGAGCGCGTCTTTAAGGTTACCGCCTGCTAATAAAGTAGAGCCTGCACTTCCAACGAACCCAGACACAGCGGCTACTCCGACAGTAGAGCTGACTCCCATCGCTGTTGCAGCGGCAGGTCCAAGCACAAAAGCAAGGGCTAAGGTTGTAACAATGCGGCCAACTTTGGACTTAGCAAATTTTTTAACAGCTCTTCCAATGCTTTTAAGCGCCTTACCTACCCCCTTAAAAAGCTTTTTAAGGGGCTTGATAAAAAACTCAGGTAGTCCGGTATTTGGGTTGATGCTGCCGCTTCCTCCCATTTGTTTTAAGACTCTCGCTTCTCGTGGAGAGATGTGTGCCAACATGGTATCGCCGTATCTGCCTTGATCGGCCATTGCTGCGGCTATTGGGCGTAACGTAGCAAGCCCACCTGCTGCAAATCCCTGTGGAGGCAACGGTGTTCCCGTAGAAGCACGCATTTCATCTAAAGCAAGATTAAGTGCGGAAAAGAACTCCGCATCAAAAGTAGGAGGTAAAAGCTCTTCAGGAATATCCTGAGCCATATACTTTGCACGTATCTGTGCATACTGCTCAGGCATAGCCAGTATCTCATCGACCATCTGATTTAACAGGTCTAGGACTTCTAGAGGTAAATTTTGATCCCTAAGTTCCGCTTTAAACTCTGCGACAGCAACCGGATCGGCCTCTGCTGCCGTGCTCAGAAGGTCCTCCGAAAACTCAGACGGAGGTATTTCCTGCCGCATTTGTTCAAACGCAGCAAGATTTTCCGGCGTCATGCCGTTGTTAGGAGCTTGTGGAGCGGTTTGGGTTGGGAGTCCCGCTATTCCCGACATCGCTTCTGCCATGTAAAATTACCTTTATGTTAGGTCTCATGGGACCGCGCGCGGGAAACGCGAATACAGCATTATCTAAAAAAACCTAATTTCTGTCCACTTCCAAATACGACAGATAAAAATGCACTGTCGCTTGTGAAGAGATTACGTTTAATTTATCACCAGCTTCCAAAACAAGGGGCACTCCGGCAAACACATCTACCGTTGCATCAGCTACAAGTGCTTGATCTTTATGCAAATAAGTATCTGTGCTGCTCCCACTATCGTTTTGAATAACCGTAATATCGCTTGACGAGGCGTTTGCATTTGTCACCCGCAGACTTTTTAAAATCGCCGTCGTTGCAGCGGGGACCGTATACATAGTAGTTTCGGTGGCCGCTGAAGGTATAACGTTTTTCTGTAAAAACCTATCTGACATCTAAATTCCAAACCATGTTCGCCCTGTGCCTTTGTTTTCTGACACATAGGACGTATATGAACCGTTTAATTGAAGCACAATTTGCTCCAAGGACCTTACTAACTGATTAAATTGTCGAGCATCGTACTCAGGAGAAGTCGTGTTAGGTAAACGTACATTAGTGATTTTGCTCATCTTATCCCATCCGGTTGAATATCTACACGCAACGTGCCGTATCGCCAGTCGGTATCAAGGGCGCTACTGGTTATTTTAAGGGAAATCTGCCGTCCTCTCGCTCTTGTGTCTATCTTTTGTGTTGTTGGGGACACAGTATAAGGGTCCAGTGAACTGTTTGTTGCAGCTGACTGAGGATAGGCCCTAAGAAACAGGTTTACTGTTAAGTCGCCCTGTTGGTCTTTAAAATCGGGGATAAAACGTTTCATGTACATCATGTTATCCCCATCTCCTATGTCAAAATAACCTGACGTAATAAACGCCGAGATGGGTTGACCGTTGGCATTTATGCCTTTTTCCTGCTCATACACTTGAGCGCGTCCGGCTGTTAAGCCATAAATAGTGCTGATCGTAGACTCTGTGCCTGTAGAATCGTATTCAGTGGCTAAAGGATTATCATAAGCCCCGTAATCTTGCCAAGCGGTTCTTGATAACGTCCCTATTGACCAAACGTTTTCCACATAGTTATACGTCACACAACGATCAACATAGTCACTGCTTGATGAACAGTAAAACCATGTTACCTCGTTAAATTGACTATTTAATCCTGCATACACCTTATTTCGTTGTATGAGGTTTATATCTTCAAACACATAATCCTGCACCGTAGAGGGCAATTTTTTAACTGTGCCGTCAAATAGATAGAAGGCTTCTATACCCATCCAAAAGGCTATTCCATTCACGTCTATCGCTGCATGAGGTCCTGAACACCCACAGTTAGCCCCTAATTGTGTAAAGCCAAACGTGTAGGGAGGACCTATATATTGCATACCATGCAGTGAAGTGTCCGTGATAATAAGCAATTGCCCACGAGAACGGATTGCTGTGACTATTTCGTTACCATCAGTAAGTCTTTGACCCCCAGCGGTATTAGTGGCGCTTTCAGCAAACGTGTTAATGTCTTCTTGATCGGAGAATCTCACAAACATAGGGTCTTGAGACGCAGGATCGCCTATAGTGGTCTCCGTGCCTAATAACACTAAATGTCTGTCTGGAGAGCTGACCAAAGCATATTTACTTTTTGTAGGTGCTCCTGTTACTTGTGTTGCTCTTGTAGTTGTTCCGGCTGAAAGGTCCCAACGAAAAGTTTTACCATCCTGTAGTTGACAAATAACATCTTCACCAAAAAGGTCAAGTTGCCATACCCGTGCAGCTAAACTAATTCCTGTTACGCCTGAGCGCGGAGTTCCCCACGTAGAAGCTCCCCATGTTCCAGTGCCCCATCCAAAATCAAAATAACTGAAATCTGATCCTGTGTTTATCTGATAAGCGCCTACAACAGAGGACCCCCCATTACCTGTATCAGAGGCGTCTGCTGCTATTGAAGCTGTAATCGTATAAGTGTCTACCGTAAGAACTTCTGTAACCTCATATTCAGCGTTCAATAAAGCGGCTGTAATGTTTCCTCCCAAGCTCACTGCGCCTGAGTACGTTACAAAATCACCTGCTAGTGCGCCGTGAGCTGTGTCTGTTACTGTAATAACCGCAGAGCCATTAGATGCGGAAAAAGTGACATCCCCCGCTGCTGTTGTTTCCCTTATTGGAGTAACATCGAACCATGCTCCTCCTGTGCTTACATACAACTTCTTATGAGTGCCTACCATGGCATACGGCACACCTGTCAAACTTGTCCACGTAATTATATCTGAGGGTCGGCCAACAAGATAAATGTTTGAAAAATCTCCAAACTCCTGCCATCCTCCTATTTTTTCGGGAAGTCCAAAACGAAAACGCACGTTGTCACAATCCGTCCAGCCGCCTTCCGCACCATACTCAGTGTTTTGTTTATCAATTCCTGCTGCTAGTGCTAATCGAAAATAAGCCATTAGTCCAGATACTCGTTTGTTTTTATTTGGTCAGTAAGCTCTAAAGCCCTGCCCTTCACTTGACGCGCCCATAGGCTATCAAGAAATTCGGCGGCTGCGCCATCCCAATCGTTGTTCTCTAAACAAGCAATTGACTTTTGAAACTTAGAAAATGTAGTTTGTCCTAAGTTAAAGTGAATATTAACAATAGCGTCTTTTCTTGGTCCATCAGGCATTTGCTTAAACCACGCATAATGAGAAAGTTCTTCTATTGTTCTATTTATGTCGTTATTTAGTAAATATTCTATTTCTTCTTCTGAAAGACCCAAGCCGTTTTTAGAGATGTTCCTGCCGCAAGCAATGTGCTCAAGGCCGTGCATGTCTAAGTAGACGTGAGATTTAACCCCTTCATGGCGTTTAAGTTGTTCAATTAGCTTACTTTTTTGCACTTGAGCCTCCATAATAGAACGCCGCTGCCGTACCTAAAATTCCTGATAGCTGGCCTAATACCAAACTTATAATCGTTTCATCGCTTTGATCATGCGGCATCAGGGTCACGATCATAACAAAAGCGCCATACAGCAGAAGTGTCAGCACTGTAAAGACTTTTGGGGTCCAGTCCGTTGCAAAGTTAGCTCGTGCATCTTTCCGGTCATCCACTTCAGTTTTAAACGACTCTAAATCAATTTCCATTTCTCGGATACGGTCTTTAAAGTCATTGTCTGCTTCCTTGAGAAGCACTGCCTTTTCGGGTTGCTTCTCAATTAAATCCTCTATTTCATTAGCCGTAGCATCTGGCACACCTAACTTCTGTGCAGCCATCTTGACAGCCATTCCGGCCATTGGCCCTCCTGCTGCCGAGGCAATCGTAGGGGCTAGGCTTTTGAGTAGTCCACCTAATTTCATTGTAGTAACAAATACACTTTAATAAGTGCCTCTAGTTCGTTAATTACTTTCCCTCGGTGCTTTCCTCCGTGATGGTATCTATAGTATCGCACACATCAGGAACCCGTATTCCAGTGGTCACTTCAGTAGTTACACGGCCTACAGCACGTATGCCCTTGTAGACACCGGAGCAGTATAGTTGTTTATTAGCGATCATTTCTTCCGAAACTGTGCAGCCAGTTATCAATAAACACAACGCAAAAACTCTAAGCATTTTCCACCTCATCAAGCATTTTATTAAGATCCTTTATGTCTTCTTCACTTGGCGCACTGTTTTGAGCGTCTAAAAAACGTTCAAGGCGTTCTTTATACCCTTCCATAAAATGGTCCGACACTGCGTCCTTGATGCTTCTGTCCTCTTTTCTAGTTTGTTTAGAAGGATCAATTAGGTCTTGTCCATTGTTAGCAAAGTACAACATTTTCTGAGATACAGAAGGCCCGTAGCAAAGACGGGGTATGCGTGCCACCATGTCCGAACCTTGCACACAAGAAATTTGGTTATCAAGCGTGGTCATTGCTCGTTTGAAACCTTTAAAAAAAGTATTAGGTTTGCCAAAAGTAATAATGTTTAAGTTGTCGTGTTTTTTCCACAATTTAGCTGCACTTAACTCTGCTAATGCTCCACCAAGACTATGCCCACAAATTAAAGTGCGCTTTTTCATATCAACGTGTTTAAGTATCTTTTTCCAAATAGAGGCGTGTTGAGCAACAAAACCGCCATGACAAAGCCTCCCTGCATAAGGCACGGGTATGACAGCTAGGTCCGTAAGAATATCTAGTTTTTCCTGCGTCCCACGAAAAGCTATAATATCCACGGTTTCTCTTTTTGCTACATAAGCCGTTGCAGATGTCCACTTACTTTCAATTTTTATAGCGTCTTCTACAAAATCCCTATAAGCCTTCATACTCCAAGAACACGCCATGTTAAGCAGTACAGGGTCTAGTTTCATTATTCAGCTCCAATCCCAAAAATTAAAAATACCGCACCGAAAATAAAAATAACTGTACCTACAAGCCATGCAAACATTACGGCTAGGTCACGTACCAAAGCATCTTCTGCTTTTTCTGCGGCAGCTTTTTGTTTCCTTTTAACTTCGCGTTTCTTCTCTATTTTAACCGCTTCTTTCTTTATCTTTACCCATCTATGGGTCTGCCCCTTGCGAGAGTAATAATCTCCCACTTTCTTCATCATTCGCTCAATACGCTCTTCTTGCTGGTCTATCGTAATGGCTTCTTCAAGCGCAGAACCTACCATCAAATCATCAGTACCAGCCTGACGAGCTTTCTGTATATGCTCCTCAACTTTCTTCTTGGCAGTGAAGAAACGGCCTACTTCTCCAGCCATGTCCTCGACTTCTTTTTTCTTGGCAATAGCCGACTGTACAACAACAAACGCAGAGTCTAAGGCTTTTATTGCGAGTAACGCTTCACCGATCATTTGTACCACCTGCTGTCTTCATCTGCATTTATTGG